GATGGTTGACCCAATGCTTCTATTGTTAAAGAAGTCGCAGCAACTGCTGTGACTTTATATTTCTTAGAGTCATCACCAGCAAACCAGATTTTATCGCCAACTAAAAAGTTAGCATCTGCGTCTGTTATTGATGTGATTGATGTAGCACCAGCAGCATTGTTTGCTGCAGTTGTGTCTGCATTGTCTTCAGAATAAGCATTAGAACTAGCACAACTTGAAACTTTAATTGAGTTTCCTAAAACTCCAGCATGTCTTGAAGTCCAAGCACCAACAGTTGCGTTTAAATCACCATCTTTATAAGACTCACTATATTGAGTTGAGTTCTTCAATAATGATGTTGTTGCACCAGCAGCATTCGCTGAGTACAACCCTGTTGTTGCTAATCGAACTACTTTAAGATCGTTTGCGTAGTTTAAGAAACCTGCTGCAGAGTAGTACTCTTCAGCACTTGCGTTTGTGTTGGCTGGTTGTCCGAATGTCTCTGCCAATAAAGATTCACTAGTAATAGTGATAACTTCATCCACAGGACCCCATCGGAAATTACCTGCATAAGCACCTGTCGTGCTTGATACTGCAGGCACAACATTAGTCAAGTCAACTTCTTTGACCTGTATTCCAGGCGATACTTGAAATGCCATGTTAATTCTCCTATATGCGACCGCAAAGTCAGATTTCAAAGAGTATTTATAAACTTTTTGATCTTACAACCAGTTTTTGTAAGGGTCTAATGAATCAGAATTGTCATCATGTACCCAGACATTGCCGTCTGCATCTTTTTGTATTGTTGGTTCGACTGCTCTACTTTGGTCTCCAAAGACACCCACTGGTAAAACATCGTCCTCTATTTGTTTTTGTTGCTCAAGATATATCATCTTTTTCAATTCTATATCAGTTAAATGTTCAAAAAATGGTGTGGTTGCAAACCATGCAAACATCACACAATTCATTACTAAGTCGTCATGATTCCCACCATCTGCTTCCCAAGACTGTCCTTTAGAGACAAATGTGGTAAACTCTTGGATGGTATGAGCATCATGTAATATAAGTTTATTCTCTTCCAATAATTCCTTAATGGTAGAACAACCTATGCGTTTGACCTTTTTAGTCATTGTAACACCAATGCCCTTTGCTTTGATTGTACTCTCTACAAAAACATTGCTATATTCTATATCGTAGTACAGTTGATTACATACAACTGAACCCTCGTTGTTGTTCTCGATTATGACTAATGCTTCATTAAAAGCAGTAGCATATTTCGCTATAATGTCAGGAAACAACAAAGGACTCATTACATTGTCTCTATATGTTGCCACCTGCTCAAATGGTTGCTGATCAATATTAAATATTGTAAATGTAGAGTAATCTTGACCTCTACCCATTGACACGTCTACTGTCATCACATACTTACATCCTTCAACAGGTTGTCTATATATGCGGACACTATCCTTTTGCCATGTAACATCTTCTGCCATCATACCCAAAAGGGTGTTAGCATTAATGAGTGTATTACCTGTTCCTAAGAACGAATTACCAAACTCTTGCTCAAATTGTAACTCAGAAGTATTCGCAATGGTTGATTTTTTCCATTCATCATCTCTTCCAGGCACATCCCACCAATCGATTTGATAATGCTTATACTCAGATGTACCATTCATTGCACCCATATAAATTTTATGGTACATATTACCCACACCATTTGCTGTTGATGTGATAATCACCTTAGACTTAGAACCTGATGTAACAACAGGATAAGTAGAGGTGTAGAATGTTTCTGCGTTTTCTACAAAGGCAAACTCATCAAGATAGAGTAAATTAACAGAGAGACCACGAATGGAACTACCAGATGTTGCTGAAGCAATAATTTTGCTATTGTTTTCAAACTCTAAACTTCCTTTGTTCAACACTTTAGTTCCAGGTTGCAAAAAGAAAGGGATGTTCTCAAGCATGGTTGTTATCCTTGCCAACATCTCTCTAGCAGTAGCACCTTTGTTTGCTAAGACTGCGATCGTTTGCTCTGGATGAAACAATGCATACCATAATAAGTACGCACAAACAGTGATTGACTTACCACTTTGTCTACATGCTAATACAATACTAAATCGATTCTCATCAAAATGATTAATCAACCCATCTTGGTATCCTCTCAGATTGAAAGGAACTAATCCTTCATCAAGTGAAATGATTTGAATGTGGTTCTGGATAAAATGTGCTGGACTCTCTAGACATCGTTGGTACTCAAGTACCATCTCTTCAGTCCAGTCATTTTGTACACCTGCTCGTTTTACACGAGGGTTTCCTAGATACCCCTCACTCATTTATCTCAACCAAGAAATACCTGATTCCCCCTGTATTACAGGATCATCTATTTGGATTATACCATTTTCCCAGTTCTTCTTCACATCTTCAGCATAATGTATGCTTTTGCCTGGAAGATGTCTATCTTCTATCAATACACCATCCTCATAAAGATCTACTACATAGATCTCTTTCTCTCGGATGACTGCGTGTCTATTTTCAATTTTACTAATCACGAATTTTATCCTTTAAAAATTTTTGTAGTTCTGCTGTAGAACCTATAAACAAATTGTTGTTTGTCGTGCCCACAGATTCTTGTGGGGAATCAATCTTTTCCAACTCTCTTATTTGTTTTTGTAGAGTTAAAAGTTTTTCTGCTGTTTCTCCAACTGTTTTGATCAACTGTCCTGCGACTTCGTAAGTTCTAGGATGTTCAGTTTCTTTAGCAAGTTCTAAGATACCATCTACAGCATCTTGCCCTCGTTCAACCAAGTTGTATAACACCTCTCTACCATAAGTCGCATCTTTATCTGCTTCTTTGGTCCTTTTGGTGGGGTCGTTATAAACAGTGGGAAGTTTCTTCTGAGTTTCGTCTATTTCTGCGTTAATATCAAGAAGATTGTTTAGTTTATCGTCTATTTTGCTCATATTTTTTCATCATCAATAACTTTCGTCATCATAGGTGCTAGGACTAAATTCTTCATAGAAATTTACATCCTCTGCTACTACATAAGGATCATCTGGATCCACCCCACCGACCACTATAAGTTGCTGGTTGTCAGTGAGTGTCACACTTGCACTGAGTGTAAGTGTAAGACTATTTATACTGCTAATGGTTGGGTTGCTTGTATTGCCTGTACCAAACACTGTATAACTTGTAGCAACTGTATCGGGAACTGTGTCCAAAACTACTGTGGTTGAATTATTGACTGCACCATTCACAGTCACTGAAGTTCCAGGTTGATAATGTCTTACTTTCTTAACAAGTCCTGACGCATCTTGTGATGTGGTAGTAAATGCTGCAGTTCCATCACCAATATATATACCCTCTTCTACCTTTGTAATAACTTTACCTGTATTGACAGGTCCATAGAAATATGTCTTCATCAAAAATGATAAATCATAAGTTAAAATTCTACGAGATAAAAAATCACTCTCATAAGAATCTGATTGACTTACACTTTCTAGAATGATAGGAACATCTCTAACATCAGACATCAAAGGAACAGTCGACATAGCAACTGTATACTCTGGTTGGAAATATGGTAAGATTTGTTCTACGATCTGTAAAGCATCTTCTTGGTTTCTTGCCATAATAGACAAGTTGAAATTTAGATTGTATGGTGTAGGAATGTATTGATAACCACGTGAGGGATTTGTACCAGCACTTTCAGTTGTAGATATATCCTTCACCAAACGAATGTTTCTGTTTTGTGATCTAGCAGAATCATAATTAAACCCTGTCAACTCAAATGCCATTCGAGGTAAAGTAATTGCTGTTCTGTTTAGATCGTTCAGATCAGGTTCAGCATTTATTCTTGCTAACCATTTTTGTTTGGGTCCATATTGAATAGGAACTTTAATTTGCTGTAAAATTGTATTGTCTGCTTTTACTCTACGCACTGTGATATTATTGAAGAGTGTACCAAATACAGATACAGACTTCTTTACAGTTTCATGGTAAAAGTAAGTTCCGAACATTATGTATTCTCGTTGATATAATCCTGCATTTGTTGCACTGTTTGTAGTGACTCTGCTGTATCATCGTCAATGGTGAAGTCATATTCTTCTTCTATATCCATGATGATCTCTACGATAGATAATGAGTCTGCACCCAAATCTTCTACGATGTGTGATTCTGGTTTGATGTCTTTAACATCTACATCAACACGATCTGCTATAATTCTTATTAAGTCCATTAATTTACCTCTCCGAATGGGTTTGTTTCACTGAAGTCTAGATATGAATTGCCCTGTGTATCGAACTCTTCATTTTGTGCTAGTGAGTCATCAGCAAACTCTAAGTCATCACCCACAACTTCTACCGACCATGATGCTGCAGATTCGACACCAACGAAGGTGTTATTGACAGCAAAGGTTAATGTAGTCATGTTTTGTAAGTAAAGAACTCGAGTTGGTTTGTCCCAGTAATTAACTTCACCAACTACAGTACCACCCACAGTGATTTGTTCACCCACAGTGAATGTACCTGTACCACCTGAAGTCATAGTAAATTTCTGAGTATATGCATTTTCAGTTTCAGATGCATCAACCCCAGCGATACCTGTATCAAAGTCATCTTGATTGTATTCGTAAAGTTCGCATTGACATTTGAACACAAATAGTTTGCCTACTTGATAGAATGGGTTCTCATGTTCTACAAATTTAATTTCAAACATTGAACCTGAAAGAGGGAAGTAAATAAGATCTCCCTCGTTGGGTCTATAAGAAGATGCTAGGTTTTCATCTAGGGATACAAATCGTTCCCAACTGCGTACTGAAATTATAAAGGTTGCTGAGTCTCTAATCTCTACACCAAACTTACTAAAGAGATCTCCTTCTCCTTCAAACCCTTCAGTGTTTTCTATGTATGCTTCTATAGAATAAGCATCGCCATAAGTGCTGCGAACATCTTCTACAAAGATGCCTTCTTCTTCTGCAACTTCTCGTGGTAAATAAAATGTTTCATGACCATACATTCTGAGTGACTCGACGACCAAATCCTCATAGAGCATTTGTTCTCCGTCCACTGCATGGTTGAAATATACATTTGTCGGCATGATATTATCCTATCATATAATCAAGTGGCAACTCATAGTTGTTTCTTGATTCTTCTTCTAGTTTTTCAATCTCTTGGTTTGCTTCTTCTAGTATTCTAGTTGAGTTTAAAGTGACACCACCAGGAAGTGCTATTCCTTCAAACTTAGATAAGTTTTGACCCCATTGTCTTTTAACTAAAGCAGTCGCATACTTCTTCAACCATATATCATTATAGATATCGGTAAAGGTTGATGGATCTACTTTGCGATAACATTCAATAAGAAAGTATTCTCCAGCACTTACTCTGGCATTATCCATATCAAGATACAATCTGTTTTGATGTTTGTTGAATCTGATAGGAACATTACCTACAAGTGTCATGTCTAGTAAGTTTAAGTGTTGCTGTAATTGTTCGTAATAAAGGACAGAAGTGGACTGTAGATCGTACAAGTCATTCAATCGTAATTGATACCTGATATCAAACATATCCATAGAGTTTCTGTCATTGAAAGGGAATATTCTAAGTACTGATAATACAGACTCTGGCATTACAAGATAATTCTTTTGTTCACCAAAGGTTTGACCTGAGTAATCGTGCGTTCCAGTTGTGGATGCATCTTGAGAAGCATCAGTCTCAAATGTGTTTAACCAAGTTGAATCAACTTGATGTTTGAGGTAAGTTCTTATTGCACCATCGTAATGATATTCTGCGAAGTACTGTAGAGCATCATCAATTCTATCATCGAACTGATCATCGTCCACATTGATTTCTACAACTGGGAAACCCAATTGTCTCTTAATAAAAGATTTAAAGGTTGCTCTTGAGTTAGGTGCTGCCATAGTAATGTCTCCATTACTATTTATACGAAATTAATCTCTAGTTGCTAGACGATCTAGTTTTGCATCAATTCTATCAATCGCATCCATCATTCGTTCAAAAGATCTTTCAAATTCACTCTTGGACACATAATCTTTCGCGATCTCTTCACGAGTTTTGTTGATTAGAATATCGATCCTCTTCACTTCATTGCTCATTGATCTTACGATGAATGCAACAGGTGCCAAAATAAAAGTGAGGAAGATATTCCATAGAAGTTCTGGATCTATGGGCATATGCTCTCCGTTAGTTTGAAGTATTTATATGATAGGATTCCCTGTAAGAGGGTCTATTTTGAACTCATATTCATTTGCAGGTACTATCGAAGGGGTCTCTTCACCAATTTTCATTTTGTTTATTGCGTGCCAATCAACATTGAAAGATATAGAGTATCTTCTCTTGTCAGTGAAGTTTGGTTCTACCATGTGCATTGCACCTGATGGGAATAGAATGAGCATACCTGTTTTGGGTCTTACACGAAAATCAGTTCGAGATCTATCATTATAGAAAGGCATATCGTTTACATATTTTGGATTTGAATCTATGAATTGTATATCACCCTCATCTCCATCAGCATGTATGTAAAAAACTCCACTATACCAACAACCATTGTGTAAGTGAGGAGCATTCCATGCATGTTTATCATTTATGTTGCCCCAACTGTTTCCCATTCTCTGGATAAAGTTTCTCCCACCACCATAGTAAGGTATAACTTCTTCTTCAAATAGTCTATTGATTCTGTTAAACAGTTTTACAAATGTTGGATGACTATCTATACCATCATTAGATTGCCAACCAGTGTATTGGTTTGAAACTTTACGACCCACAGGATCTTTCTTACGCATATCATCCATTGTTTCTTTTAACTCTAGCATGTAATCTGAATCTACACCTTGTCTAGGATGTAATTCTGGGTTGAGTAAATCCCTAAAGAACAATGGTGTAGGGAATAATAGTTTAACTGACATTATTTAAAGTCCTTTTTTTGCCACATGTATTTTCTATATGAACCTGTTATACCATATTTAGATAACTTTCCATCATGATCTTCTCGATGTCTCGAGTATTCTTCCATGTTAGGGTTCTTCCAATAGTCTGCGTAATCTACTCGAGTAGATGATGTCCAACTTTCCCTCTTAAAAGGAAACAACTGAACGATAGGAGTGCCTTCTGGTATTGTAAAAGTCTTTCGCACTTTAGGATACATAATCAACTGAGCATTAAGATCACCACCCTTAAACTTGTCTGTATCTATAATGCCTTGCCATGCTGAAATGTATTCATTCGCGAACAAAAATGGATCTAAGTACAGAGTCGAGTACCCATCAGGAGTTCTTACTGAAAAAGGCATGTTCATTTTGATTGCATCATTTTGAACTCCAGGCATCATCGCAAACTGCCTAAAAGGATGAGACTGTGATTCCCAAACTTCATGATGAGGGCATTTCATTTCAAATGAAGTTTCTTTTTCCGCAATCTCGTCACCATAATATTGAACAACCATATCTCTAACTGCTACAACATAATATCCTGTCGTAAGTATATCTTGCATAGCAGGACAAGATCTGATAGTAGATCCTGTACCATGACCATCACCCATGTTTTCTACGATCTTAGTTTTTTTCCACCAATCAGGTTGATAGTCTTTAGCAGGTATTGCTTCAAAATCTTTCTTAACTCTTTCGTCAAATGTAACAAATTCTATATGTGGCATTTTATTCTTCTAGTATAAGTTCTGCTTCACTGCCTCTGACCACTAACGACTGTCTGTTATGATAAGTTGTACCAACAGGAGCATCAGCACTATGTGGTATTCTTCCATCAAACATTAACAGTCTATTGGGTTTATAATCGATAGCATGTATCTGATGCTGTAACAAATTATCGTGGAATCCCACTTCTCGTTTTGCTTTTTCATCATAGATACGCAGTTGACCACCCCATTCTTGTTGCCAATGCAGGTTGTTGTAATAAAGAAAGGAAATGTTTTGATCGTCTTTGTCTTGACAGTCTTCATGAACTGTACCTTGTAATCCTATGGTTTGCCCATTCATGCCTGCGTAATCAAATCTTTTCCAACTAAATCCAAATTGAGATTGCAATCTGTTGTCTATAGTTTTAGCAAACCAACCATAATCATCGAGTGGATCATCTCTTGTGTAATCTTCTCTATAAAAAGTGATACCCCAAAATTTGTGTCGTATCTGC